CGCGCCGATCTAGGTTCATTAGGAAACACCGTTCAACGATCTTGTTCGTTGTCGGTGTCGTCAGTGTCGTCGTCGTTTGGCTCGGGTGCACCGTCTGGGAACTTGCGTTCGAAGCGACGGATGGCTGTGATGACGAGCGACTTTGCGATGATGCGAGTAAACTTCCCACTTGGTAATCCTCTCAATTCGGCTTCTTCTAGTAACCATTCCACGATCGTGTCGAGATTCTGTCGGCAACCTTCGGGCCCCCAATCGTTCATCGTGTCGGCGCGTGTTTCGCACTTGCACGAATCACTTGGTCGAGCGAACCAAGCGAGCATCTTTTTGAGCTCGTTCCCAGGCCCGGGGCGAAAGTCATTGATTCGAAAGCTGACGGGCTCTTCACCCGTCGGCTTGTACTCGTTCATCAATTGGCGAAGCTCAGCGATGGGCTTGCCGAGTCGCTTGCGATGAACGATGGCCATTCCGAGCGTCACAACATTGACTGCTTGCGGATTGGGATCTTGCTGGCAAGCTTCGCAGGCCTTCGCCGAAGCGAGCACCTTGCATTCGGCGACCTGGGATGCAACTCGGCACTTGTTGTCCGGAGTGAGGCGCGGGCAATGGATCATGCAGCCACCTCCATCACTGCGCCGTCGTAGCGGCCGGAGCCCTCGGGTGGTTCTGGGCTTTCACAGTCGGAATCCAACAGTTCCCAGCCGCATGACCAGATCCAAGTGCTGTTGCAACCGCTGCTGGAACTTCCTGGCGGTGGTTCGCTTGGTGGCTCCGATCCGGAGGTGCTTGGCCTGCTACCGTCGGATTCTGATGGGTTGTGCGAATCGGATGGATTGGAGTCCGATGGCTGTGAATCGGAATTGCTGTCGGATGCGCTATCTGAGTTGCTGTAGGATGCACTGCCTGACGGGTGATGACTTGTTGAGTAGCTATAACTCGGATCATCGCTGGTGCTATACGATGGCCGATCGCTACTTGGATCTTCGCTTTGGCTCTCCGATTCGCTACGGCTGGTCGATTCGCTAGTACTCTCCGAAGTGCTTTCAGAAGTACTTGTGCTACCTGATTCGCTCGTACTCGCTGAACCGCTGCCGGAGTAGCTGGGTCGGCTAGTACTGTAGGAATCGCTACCCGAATGCGATTCGCTATCAGAGCCGCTCTCCGATTCTGATTGGCTTTGCGATTCACTCCCGCTATCACTCGAAGATTCAGGGACGCTAGTACTGATCGATCCGCTGCCGGAATGTGATTCGCTTTCGGAATTGCTTTGGGATTCGCTATTGGAACTTGCGGAATCGCTATCGCTGGAATCACTGCCGCTCGAATCGCTATGGCTTGCGCTCGATCCACTTGAGTAGCTTGGCGTTGAATAGCTCGGATGCGACGTCGATCTACTCTCGCTGGTCGATTCACTCGATGCCGATTCTGAATCGCTTGATTCTGATTCACTCGATTTAGAATTGCTTGAATGGGAATCACTGGAATCGGATTCGCTCGATGTAGAATGGCTGCTCGATACACTAGGCAGACTGTACGATTCGGATGACTTTGAATCTTCGGAACTTGAGTCATCAGAGCTGGAAGCGGAAGAGTCGCTGGATTCGCTATCGGCACTGCTGGATGGGGACACGGACGAGTGGCTGCTCGAAGGCTTGGAATCCGAAAAACTTGATGACGATTCACTTGGCGAACCACTCGATGAATCGCTGCTTGAGCCACTCTCGGAGGAATCGCTACTTGAGCTTGATCCGCTGCTCGCCGACGAACTGCTATCGGGCTCACTGTAGGATTGGCTCGATTGGCTTGAATCGCTGCTTCCAGAGGAACCGCTACTGGACGAATCAGAACTCGATGATTCGCTGCTCGAGGAATCGCTGCTGGATGAATCACTATCTGATGCAGACGAATATGACAACGAGTTGGACGATCCGCTAGAGCTAGATGAACTCGACGAGTCACTTGAGGAGCTGGATGATGACGAACTCGAGCTTGGCGAACTGCTACTCGACGACGATGACGAACTGCTGCTGAGGCTTATGGATGAACTGCTTGCCGATCCGCTGCTCGAAGAAGGTGAAGACGAGCTGCTCGAGCTTGGCGAGCTACTACTGGAGGAGCTCGGCGACGACGAATTGCTCGACGAAGAGCTAACCGACGAGCTGCTTGAAAGACTGCTCGACGGACTGCTGCTCGATGAAGATGAGTCAGAACTGCTACTGGACGATGAGCTGATGCTCGATGACGACGAACTGCTAGACGAGCTTGAGCTACTGCTGGAGCTTGAACTAGAGCTCGATTCGCTGGAACTGCTTGAACTCGAACTGCTCCCGTCGCAGCATCGGCAGCCGATGGTTAGATAAGCGGAGGTGTCCTCATGGAAATGGCAAACAATCTGTTGGCTTGCGAGCAATGCGTAGTCGCAGACGTTGTAGACGGCGACCTTCACGCCGATTGGCGACCAAGCACCTCCGGCGTAACGTAACTCGCGAGCCATGCCCCATGACTTAGATTTGATACGACCAAGTGGTTTGCAGAGCAACGTTTGTTTGGGTGGATCGATAATCCAAGATCGGTTGCCATCGTAAGTGACGTTGAGATACTGGCCATCGTCATACTGCGTCACCGGGCCACGGATACGCTGAATACTCGGATTGCGTGCGATGATGCGAACCGAGTTACCGTTCGGTTTAAGGACGGTTTCAATCAATCCAGAGTCATCAAGCCGGTAGAGTTCACAGTTGGCAGAACCAGTCGTTAAACCAGATCGACCTGGAATTCCACCGCTCGGTACCTTTATCAGGAATGCTGGATCGGCTGGCTTACCGACTCGAACCACAGCCCACTGAACACCCGATTGATTTGGTTCGCGTCGCCACAGGATTTGAGCCGATCCATTGGGCTTCGATTGGAGAGTCGTTCCTCCTGACTCGGCGACATCAGCATATTGATGCCAGGTCTCTTGAACGTTCACCCGAGCAGCCACCACGCCTGCAAATACGACGCGTCCGACTTTATCTTCGGCAATCGGTTCAATGGCGACGCCAAAGCGACCCGTGTGGGATTCAGCGTTAGGCCGGACCGATTGGATCGTGGCATCGCGAACGAAACGAGCGAGGTCCATTGGGCCTTCGTCTGGATCGCCTAGTGGGGCGTTGAAACCTACAATTCCACCGATGGGCACAGTGGTCGCACTTTGGTAGTGCACGCGAACCGTGGCAGCGTCGCGAACGTGGGTGCGATTTCCTCCGCCACCCGAGAGTCGATCACGAGCGATGGCATCGGCCGCTGCCAGCAGACGGTTGTATTCCGCTGCCGTGATATTCAGTTTCTCGCCGGGTCGAACTCGCCTCGCCATTACTCGATCCCCAACGCGTTAAAGTTCGCTTCGGGGTAAACCTGCTCGACGTAGGCCGCTTCAGGAACTTGCAAGACTCGATCGCCAACAACCTCTTCGCCATGTTTAACCCAGAGGTAGTCCCAACCTCGCTTGGCGACACCGTTGATGTTTCCAACTCGCAAGTTCATCTCATTGGGACGAGCCGCGAAGTGATAGGTCACATCAACCCAGTTCTGTTCGTCCTCGCCACCTTCGCCACCTAGGAACAATGCTTCACCTGGAGCGAAGATCGACCAGCCTGTCGAGTTGACTCGCCCTGTCATGGCTACCATCGCGAGAAGGTATTCGGTCGAGACAAACTCAAACTTCTTGCGGACCGAGAACTCGAAGGCAGGAACGGTCACGTCGACGCCGGCTACGCCCGAGTCACTTACACCGATTGCACCGCGATAGTTCGGAGGTATCTTTCCAGGCGCGGCATAGATTCCACGTGTGAATAGGGATTGATTGAGATGAGTCGATGCTCCAGTCGTATTAAATGAGACTGGATCGAGCTTCGTCTTGTTGATTGACACATTGACAAGAGCATGCTTTTCATTGATGTACTCGCCATCAACTTGCAGATAAGGAACCAAGTCTCGTTGCGTCGCTCGATAGTACGCATAAACGGCATCCGCAGCGCCAGCCGGATCGACTGAGCCACCGTTGGTGCCGACATAGACAAACGTGTCCGAGGTCGTCTTGCCACGTGTCGCCTTTTTGGAAAGGGCAGCCAGTTCGAAGTTGTATCCACCGCTTGAGAATCCCATTAGCTGAATACGAAGCCTCCTGTGCGTGCGCGTTCGGCAAGCTGAGATGTATTCTCAGCCGTTTGAATGATGGCTCGCTTCACATCGTCCGAGAGACCTTCGCCGGCAACTTGTGGCATTTGCAGCCTCGCAACGCTTTGCGATAGTGCAGCATCGAATTCCTCCAAACGCACCCGAACCGCTGCAAAGGAGGCCATGATCGATTCGAGATTGAGCGAAGGTTCTTGATCGTCAACCGTCGGTTCTATGAAATCCTCGGGCGACGATACTTCAGCGTCCACTGGCTGCAGACCGAGTTCCGGTTCAACTTCTGGAACTTCAAGTTCTGGATCATTCGCGTCCGCACCGGCATTCACATCAGCATCGACGCCATCCGGATCGACTTCGTTCCTTTGATCAGGAGGCTCGATCACGGGAATGAGCGATGCACCACTACCAAGACCGAGTCCACGACTATCGAAGTTTCCAGCCGCTTCTGTTTTCTCCGTCGGCTCTTCGGGGCCATCGGAGAATCGATCCATTGAATTTTTGGCAGACCGATCCAAACCAAGCTTAAGATCCTTTTTCTTGGGCGGCTTCAGTTTTGGATCTTTGATGCCATCCACTTCAACCTTGGGAACCTTCAGTGCGCCGGACTTCGGCGGATTCGGCATCTCTGGAATCGGAAGACCAGGCTCTTTAGCGGGTGTTGGTTCTTGGGGTTTGGCTGCGTTGGCTGTTTCTACAGCCGCATCGAACTCCGCTTGAGCTGCGGCTACTTGCTGGTCACGCTCCTTGGCACGATCTTCTGGCGACTGGCGACCGGCTTCGCGGGCAATGCGAGCTTCCTCACGCATTTGATCAAGAGTCTTTTGAACGCCAGCGGTGGTGTCATCGATAGTCTTTTGTCGCGTGAGACCCGCCGCTTCGTTTTGCTTGAACTGCTCCTCTTTGGACGCATCAACGGTTTGGTTCTTGGCTTCGGTCTCCTGATCGATGACCGCCATCTCGCCATCAATGTCGCGACCAGCGCGGGCCTTGCGACGTTCCTCAAGTTGCTGCTTAATCCCTTCCTGCATCTGAACACGATTGGATTCGATCTGTTGCTTGCGTGCGTCGCGTCGCTTCATGCGATCGGCGATGGCTTGCTGTTTCTTATTTTCTTCAGCTTCGTCGGCTGTTCGAATCTCCTTGTCGATCTTGGCCATTTCAACTTCGACATTCACATCGTCATCGAATAGCGATTTCAGCTTGATCCAGGCCTTGCGCAGAAAGCCGACGGTCGAGTTCCACATCGATTTGACTTGGGCGACGAACACCGACCATGTATCAGCGAGATAGTCGATGGTTTCGACCCAGGCGGTCTCTACGCCTGCAAGCGCATTGATGAGCACGCCACCAATCTGCACAGAAACATCGCCGGCTATATCCACCAGCTCACGCAATCGAATGAATCCCTTTTTCAGAAATCCGATTGTCGAGTTCCACCCCTTCTGTACCGAGGTCGTGAGGATTGTCCAACCATCGGCCATGAAACCGAGCGTCGCATTCCATACGCTTGCAAGTCCTGATAGGGCACTGATCAGCACATCGCCAATCGCATAAGCGGTGTCGCCCCAAACATCGGACAGGTAATTGGTGAAGTCGGCCCACACTCCTTTGAGATAGGTTGTGCCTTTGATCCACTGGAGCTTGAGATAAGTCCACAGAACGTTGGCCGCTGCGGTGATGTCGCCGGCAGCCAGTGCATTGGCGATCGCACCAAAGGCTTTGATCGTGTCAGCCTTCAGCGTTTCGAAGACGCCTTTCAAATACTCGATCGCTTCGCCAGCGATGCCGGATGAGTAGACGAAGTAGGCACCCAGTGCGGCAACTGCAGCGACAACAAGTCCGATAGGTGTGAACAGAGCGCCGATCATGGTTACCAGGACACCGATCGCGGTTCCTACTAGTGAGAACATCGAAGCTAGCCCACCAACAGCGAACGCGGCCACACCAGCAGCGCTGCCAATACCGATGAAAGCCGCGCCGACAGCAACGACGCCGGCAACGATCAGCGCGACTTTCTTGACAACTTCCTGGTTCTTGCCGATCCATTCAATCAGACCGGAGAGAGCCCGAGAGATTGCGTTCATCATTTTGGTGACCGAGAGGTCCAGCGATTCACCAATCGCAATGGCCACGCCCTCGATCGAGCTTTTCAGGATTCGAAACGCGCCACCGATCCCTGCATCCATATCGCGTGCGGTCTTGTCGGCGATGCCATTTGACTTCTTCAGGTCGGCAAGCAGCTTCTTGGTGTCGGTGACCGTCTTTCCAATGGCCGAAGCACTGGTAATGCCCATCAAACCGAAGACTTCGTTAAAGGCTTGGGCACGATCACCGCTTCCCATGTTGGCCGATGCAGCGGCAACTTCGCCAAGAATGTCGACTAGGTCGCGTGCATTCCCTTGGGCATCCTTGGTCGCAACGCCGAATACCTTTTGAAACTTCTCAGACTCTGCCGCGCTCAGAGTGAGTAATCGACGTAATGCTGTACCGGCTTCACTACCCTGAATCCCGAGGTTTCCGAGCGTGCCAAGAACGGCAAGCGTTTCTTCGAGGCTCATGTTGGCATCGGCTGCCACAGGACCGGCGTATTGCAACGCTTCCCCAAGCGACTCAACCGAGTTGAAGGACATGTTGGCTGCTGCGGTCAATCGATCCGAGACTCGCACAGCATCGGTTGCTTCCAAGCTGAATTGACGGATCGTGGCTGACATGATCCCAGAGCTAACGGTTGCATCCGTCCCAGTGGCTCTTGCTAGATTCATGACCGCGCCGGTCATCTCTTCAATCTGCTTGGGTGAGAAACCTGCTCGACCGAGTTCAGTCATCAGAGAAGCGACCTCACTGGCCGAGAAACTTGTTGTGGCTCCCAAATGCTTTGCTTTGTTACGCAGCGATTCCAATGTCGCGCCGGTTGCATTGGCAGCTGCGCCTGCGGCCCGAATCGCATCATCGAAACTGGTATAGACTGCCAAGCTGGCTCCCACAGGTGCGGCGGCGGCGACGCCAAGGCCAGTGAGCTTGATGCCGACCAGTCGCGTGGACGCACCGAACGATTTGAGCCGCTTTTGCGCAGCTTCGAGTCCCTTGAGGAACTGGGCGCTCCTCGCGGTCAGCTCGACGTAGGCTCCTCCGGCTCTGACTTGGGACATAATGAGGCTTGAGACTTGAGGGGTGAGACTTGAGTGTTTCTTGTGTAAGCAGCTCCCAACATGGTTGCCGCTTGTTCAACGGTGCCTTTAGCAACGATCGATTTCTGCTCTGCGTAGGGATTGAAGTCGTCGGGCTTGAATGGCTTGCGACGTCTCTTACGATCACGGTTCATCTCGGCCATCAACGCCATGATCGTGCTCGCGACATTCCAATCGTGTTGGCGTTTGGCCTCAGCCATCAGCACAAGTTGGCGAAGTGTTAAGGGACCTGGATCGACTCCGACGATGCCGGCAAGTCGGACGATGAGTCGTTCAATGTCGGCACAGCGAGCTTGCGTTCGAGATCTTCTACGAACTTGTCGACCAAGTTCGGATCGTCCAGTCGCTTCTCGATCGCACTGATCCCCCGTGTCTCGATCAGCTTCTGCTTCTCGGCCGCCTTCCGCAGAAGACGGCGTCGCGACTCCGGGAAGTAATTGATCAGTGCTTCGAGGAGTGCACCGGTGGCATCGTCGATAGAATTGCCAGCGAGCCCCTCGCCGAAAGCTTCGTCGGTGATCTGCTGCTGGTCCGCTTGCGGCTTGCAGATTGCAAAGAGCACATCGCCCAGGAGCAATGGATCGGTCGAGAGTCGCGTGATCAAATCACCATCGATTGCTTCAAGAAGATGCACTCCGGTGAGAGTCTTCACGCGGCGCAGCGTCGTGTTGTCGATATCCACAATCCAAATGCGACCGGCGCGGTCAACGAACTTCTGCATGATGCCTCCCTGAGTATTATGAATCCTCTAAACCAACCACAACGACAGCGATCAAGGACCAGCCAAGCCCGGTCCCACATTCATGCCACCACCGCCAGTCGATTGCGTTGGTTTGAGAGTCACATCAGCCGAAATGACCTCCTCCAAGTTCTGGTTGACATTGAAGGTCATAACTTCGCAAGTCAGAGTGAGCGTTCCACCGGCATCGCTAATACCGACATCACACGGATCACCTGAACTCCATAGGCCTTGAAGCATGCCAAAAGCAGAGTCACCCTCTTTATTGAGGACCGTGAACTCGATGGATGCGTCCTTAAGCGTTCCCACAGTCGCACGCCAACCGTTGTTCGCGCGAGTACTGGCATCCGCTTCGGCCTTCTCGAGGCTGACGGTCAAATCCTTGACGTTGGTGATCTCGGCACCGTCGATGGTGAGGACGGCTTCGAGACCAAGTCTTACTTCTGGCATTGTGAATGATTCCTTTTGACGAACTTTTACTTGACTGAGTTGGCCCAGAACGTGGGGAGCCGACTCCGATTGGCTTCCAGAGCCGGCTTCATGAATGGTCGCTTGGGATAATGGCGAGGCTTGTTGTCACTGCGCCGTTCGTTCTCCTCGACAATCAAGCGAGTTGCTCGGTTGGCTTGCGCCGCAGATCGCAGTTCGATCCTCGCAAACTTGGTCTTGCTTCCGTGTTGTATGGCACGGATGGGACCATGCTCGCCAACCTTGAATCGATGCGGCTTGAGCTTTCGACGCTTGGTTGCCACGCCACCGAATTCATGCAAGTTCCAAATCCGTCCAGCGATCTCGTTCACAGGACCGATTGCGACAACGGTTCGGTTGTTGGTGACGTCGTACCGAATCACTCGCTTGAGCATGCCTGTTTGCGTGTGCGGCGGGCTCCCGGGCTTGGATGCCTTTTTACATTTCCGAATGCTCCGCTTGGCTGTCTTTCGAACTGCACCGCCGGCCTCGCTCAGAGAAGTGAAGGTTGCTGTTTCCGCCTTCTTCTTGAGCTTTCGCTTATCGAATTGAGTTCGGACCGTGATCTTGATCATCGCGCCAGTTCAAAGGTTAGGGTCAACAAGCTTGTAAACTGACGCAGTTGTTCCCAGTGTTCGCTGGAGTACAGAACGGCATGCTCGGCCTTCACGCAGCGAGCGGCTTGAAATGAATCGAGCCTTTTCAAGCGAAACTCGTCGGCAATTTTTTCCACAAGATCAACCAGCGGATCGATCTCCTCGTTGGTTCCCTTCGAAAACTTCTTCTGCACCGCGACATCAACCCGGCAGTGGTACTTGTTGTGGGCGCGGTCGTGAGGGAATAGCTCAACATCGCGAGGCACAACGGTCACGCGGAGTTCTTTCATGTCTTCGAGGTCGAAGTTGGGAACGTACATCCGCTCGGCAACGAAGTCAAAATCGAACTCAGCGGCATTGAGCTGGGCGGTGACACTATCGGCAACTTGTAAAACTGTCGTCATGACGGATGGGATTCGATTTGTTTGGTGTGGATGCGGAGTTTCAAACGAAATGGGTCGCTGTAGCGCCAAGGTGGATCACCACCGAGGGCCATCACTTCAAAAATGAAGGTGTGGTCGCCATCGATCTCCACGATGGTGTCACCGCGGCGTGGCAACGTTCCGATAATCGAGGAAAGTAGGGCATAGGTATCGATCAGAAAATCACGGACTTGGCTGCGAGTCACAATG